TTTGCGAACGGTTTCATCGAAATCGTACTTGGAATACTTGTCAGATATACGGTGAATAGCCGTCTCTTTATCCGCACAATGTGCGGCGATTGAAAGCCCAGCCCTCCACAACGGCTCCTCAATCTGTTCTTGGTTCTGCTCAATATGCCCAATTTGGGCACAACCATTCCCTTTTTGGGTCTTTAGCAGGATTGTGCTGAACTTGTGTTCTTGGTTGCCCATCAGGGCAAGAGTTAGTTCGTTAAGCCCCTGATTGATTTTATCGGGGCCTTTTTGTTTTATCGGCCCAAGCTTCCCACAAAAATCAAAGAAGTTTACTGGCTTGGAATACGCAAGAACCTTAACCTCAAGCGGGGGGTCCGACTTAAAATTCAGCGTGCCCGGAACTCGTAAAATTCTAGACTCATCTGCTGTAACCGCTGGGTCTGCATCTAGCCCGTGACGAGTACATAAATCCTTAAGTGTCTCAGCAACAGGTTTCCACTCCTCCCTACTTATCTCATTCTCAAGAACCCAATAAGCGTGGACACCCCTGCCGGAATTTACTAGCGTCGGTTTTGGAAGCTCAATCGTGTCACAGAAAATAGCTAGTGCCGCCGCCGCATCAGCTTGAGTGTTGTATGGCTTATGCTCACCGCAGTCTATGTCAATCCAAAACGCCTTTACGTTATCGACGTTCTGATGTTTCCTGTCTTTGTTTGTTTTAAATTTTGAACAACCGAAATAAACGTCTTGTTCATCTTCAAGCAGTCGGTCTATTTCTTCTTCGGCGCTTTCTATAGTCTCCCAAAATGTAGATTTAACATACCCGTCTTTGATGCCGATTATGCAATACCAGCCTTTATCGGATAAGACGCTCCTCAGTAGTTTTGTATCCGCCATTATGCACCGCCAAGCTTTTGTATCGTCGTAAGAATTTTGTCTTCGTGCTTTCTTCTCGGTTTACCTATTCCAGAGAACCAGCTATAAACTGTCATCCTGGATACACCGAAAAAGTTAGCAACATCGACAACCGGTATTTCCTTCTTGATACAGATTCGACCAAGCAAAACCCCTACGTTCTCGGGGTTTGCTTGTTCATTGGCACGCACAACACGGAGGCTATACCCCCGGTCGTCCATTACTCGTCGTCCGTAGCCCAGTTACTCATCACGCTGGTCAGGTCTTTCTTCTGAGCAGGCTCGGCTTTTTTCCGCTTTGCTGGTTCAGCTTCAGACTCAACTTTAGCGTCGGGTGCCGGGAGAGCATCTCGGCTTTCTTTCTTGGTAAACGCCATAGCCACAGCTTGTTTAGCTTCTGGACTGTTGCCAAACTCTACAGCCGACTGCCACTCTTCCTGCTGAAGATAACGAACAGGTTTAAAAGTCAGCTTCGGTGTTGAACTATCGCTGTCCAGCCGCATCTCGGTCACCAAGGAATTAATGTTCTTGCCTTGGCTTCCAATGTACTTAGCGTATTGCTGGAACCCCATCTTGTTAATGTCTTTGCTATTCCCAAAGATGGAGGTAGCTGGCAACTCTATCCCGTAAACACCACCGTTTATATCGTCGGCTAACACGACCGCCAACCGTTGCTTAAACCGACAGGCTCGGGATTCGCCTTGACCAGAACCCTTAATATTCTGAGGGCATGTGGCACAGTCTTTCGCTTGAGGTGTCTCAATAGAGGCATCCGGGGTTACACCATCGGCAGACCAACAGTCGGGAGGTGCGGGGTTTTTAGGGTCATACGGACTATTGTAAAACGTACGACTTACTTTGGGAGACCCGTTAACGATAACAACATTCATCGAACGGTTCTCGTTTTTAGCGATTTCCTCACCGTTGACCATCATTCGGAAAACGCTACCCTTAATCGAGATGCGCTTAGTAGCCCCGCCACCACCAGCGAGGGCTTTGGTTAGGTCATCTACCTGTACGTTCTTAAGGTAGTCGGGGAGGTCTTGCTGAAATAGAGCTAAATCACTCATTATTTTCTCCTTGGTTATTTACTGCGACGAACAATTACAGAATACTCACTATCCACGTTGAGACCTTGTGGGTGTAAGTCTGGGTTTTCCTCTAAGAACTGCTTCATGTTGGACTGATGTATCCTTCTCTCCAACAACTCGTAAGCATCGTTGTCGTGAATGAAGTCATACATTTTGTCCCAGTCGTTAGTCCAATACCTCGACTTGACTGTTCTGTATGCTGTTCCGAAAGGGGTTTTTGCACTGTCGATGCCCTGCTCTTTGAATTGCTCAAGGAGCGTGCTACCAATGACATCTAGTTCTGACTGCAACTCTGCGACTCTCGCATCCGCTTCACGCCTAATTTCATCTCGGGTGTCACGAATTTTGATGTACGTCGCAACCAGCTTTTCAACTGGTACATTTGACGTTTCCATATTTTTCCTCTTGGTACGGGTTTATAAAGATACTACATAAACTTGAGACTGTCAAGAACTTATTTCGTTCCTATATAAATCCACAAGTTTTGTGTGGGTATCTAATTTATTTTCCAACATCTTATAAATCTTTGATTCTATTGGACTTCCTTCGATATGCACAACTGTTACGGGGTTGACCTGCCCTTTACGATGTACTCGGGCGTTGGCTTGCAGATAAGTTTCTACGCTAGTGACGGGTGCGTACCAGACTACAACATTAGCCGCAGTTAGGGTCACACCGTGCGCCGCCGCTTGAGGTTGGATAATAAGGCACGAGGGGTCAGATTCTTCTTGGAATCTTTTGAAGATGTCGGTACGTTTATTAACCGAAACTTCTCCATTGATGATAGCGTTTGAGATTCCGTTTTTGTTCAGGTACTCAGATAGAAGTGTGATGGTGTGAGTAAAAGGTACAAAAATCAGTACCTTATGTGATGCTTCGTCAATCACTTCTTTAATAACAGCCAGTCGGTTTGATACGTCGAACTCGATGACTTCTTTGTTGTCGGTATAGACCGCACCGCCTGATAGCTGTAGGAGTTTGTTTACGTTAACCGCCGCATTGACTGCCGTAATGTTTTCTCCGTCAGCCGAAATGGACATCGTCTTTCGCAACTGCTCGTAATACTTTTTCTGCTGTGAGGTTAGGGGCGCTTCTCGGTAAGTGTGGGTTACTTCGGGTAGGTCAAGACACTGTTCTTTAGTAAATCTTATTGCTGGTTGTAGCATGTCAAACACTGTGTCTTGAGCATTGTCTTTGGGTAGCCACTTAAACCGGGCTACGTTATACATCACCATGTCCCGGTATCTTCCAAAAAATTGAGGCGCTCGGTCTGGTACACAAAGTTTTGCAATCCCGTACGCATCTAAAGGAGACTGCGCCGCTGGTGTGCCTGTCATCATCCAAAGCCACCGATCCGAGGCAATTAACCGCTTCATGCATTTCCAACGGTTAGTCTGCACGTTCTTGTAAGCGTTAGCTTCGTCAATAATTATTAGATCAAAGTCGTTAGCGTTGATGTCATCTTCTACAATCTCAACCCCATCGTAATTAATGATGACGTATTCGGCATCGCCGTTGATGATCTCTTTGCGCTTGTGTCTGGCACCGTAAGCAACATCGACTTTACGATGGACTGCGAATTTAAATAAGTCAGCTTGCCACGCCGACTGCATAATAGAAAGGGGGCAAATCACTAGAACCCTGCGGATAATACCAAGGTTCATTAAGTAGTCGGACGCCCAGATAGCGGAGGCAGTTTTACCCGTACCCTGTTCATTAAAGCAAAACGCTCTCTTGTGCAGGGTAAAGAACTCAGCGGTTTCCATCTGGTGTTTCATTGGTCTATGAAACCCAGGCCAGTCATATGTCTTTGATATAGGTGAAGGAACGTTTTTTATCTGCAACCGCTTAAGTAGCTGGCTGTTTTTTACCGTCCAATCAATCAATACTTCTGACACATCTCCTTCTTTGGTACTTACTTCGCAGTCTTTAATTGCCGCTTTTAGTTTTTCTGGATACCGTGTTCTTACTATTAAAAACTCATTACCTAGAATTTGCATTTTTTGGTTTGTTCTGTTTGACGGAACGGTCTGAGTTTCGTTTGAAAGACCGGTTGTTGCTTGGGGATTTGAGTTTGAGATTTGAGGGGGCGTTTGAGCCTCCCTTTGAAAGAGGGACCACATGATCTATGTCTTTTCCTTTCCGATTTATGCCTTTTTTATCCATGGCATACCTAGCACGCTCTCTGGCGTTTCGCTTTGGTTGTTCGTTTCTAGCCTTCTGCTGGCGGTATTCCTTTTTGTACGGCCTCGTTTTGTTCACGTATGGCATTTACGGCTCCTTGAGAAAGAAATGCGACATCCCCGTGAAGCCGATTGGTTAAATCTTCTAAATCATCAACCCGCTTTCGGTAGTATTTTTCTTTTGATTCTAGCAGATCAATATAATTTTTCAAGTGCCAGAGGACCTCTCGCCACCCTTCACCGTTTGCACTAGACCACTGGTTTGCTAACCGTAGAGCTTCTCTTAACTCCATTTGGTTTCTCCTTTACGTAACACCGACCGTGTAACTTTCTGTAACATTCTCTACATATTAGTACTCTGGGAACGAACTCAATACGACCCGCACACTTCTTGCATTTGCGCCAGCGTTTTTTATTCGTATACATTTAATCCCTCGGTAATTTCGTAAAGTTTCTGTCGGGTATCGGCGTAAGCGTCATAAGCGGGTTCAAGTAACTCCCCGTGCTTGAGTTTGGCTCTTAGGTATTCGTCAAGTTCCCTAAGCGCATTTTTGTAATCCGGCGCTCTGGCAAAAGTTTCAATGTCCCCTCGCTCGTGCGGCTCAAACTCAAAACTAATTTTCATTCGGTTCTCCATACGTACTCACTAATCGGTTAAGGTACCACTGTGCTTTTTTAAGGTCTTGTAAGTCATGCCCTTTGTACTTGGCACGACTTAAGTATTTGATTACGTTGAACTTTAGGTAACCCCTAAACTCTTCCTCAGTTGCTTTGGCCTCGATAAAGTCAATCGTTTCTACCCCACCTTCTTTGTAATGGTTGGGGCTGTTGACCATATCCACTTTATATGGCACTCCGCTAACGTGAACCTTTTCTTTTTCTAAAACTTTTTTAGCTATGTCGCCCACCGTCTCAGGCATTGTTTCCGCTAAAAGTTGCTCTCGGCTTAGCCCCCTAATCATTTTGTCTCCAGTATTTGTTTTTGGCTCCACAACTCCATGCAGGCTTGCTCTAGTTCCATTGATGGTACGTTGGTTCTAAGAGCATCACGCTTACCTGCTTTGTATGCTTCGACAATGTCGTTGCTTGTGATGGGTATGTCGATAGTGGGAGGCTCGTCGTATATCTTGTTGTACGCAAGAATAGTTAAAAGCCCCATCGTAAAACCTACAAACCAATTGCTCATCTTGCGCCTCTTCCTAAATTAAAAGGGTCGGCACAAAACCTCTTGTAATTTGTATTACCGTTGAGTACTACTTGTGCCTCGGATTGGTCCATAAGAAGATCTTTTAGCGGGATATGTAACTTGTATAGTGCAGGGTTGTTAGGGCATACCTTGGGGTTTAATTGGGTAGCCTTGCCTTTTTTCGCAAGTTGAGAAAGTTTGGCACGGGCGGAACGTATTTTAATATTGCACATTCGGGCTACCTCGACCACAGTAACCGTCGTCATACACCCGCCTTATCTAGCAGTTCTCTTAGTTTAAGCCGCTTGTCTTTCACCACGGGAGAATAGTCAAATTCATCACTCGTCTCCCACTCCCGCAACAAAACTTCCAACTCACGTGCAGTCTCAAGGGATTTTAGCTTGGCAATTTCTTTGTCGTTACCTTCTTGCGTGTACTTAATGCCGTTAATAAGTGCGTGGGTAAAAAAGGTTTCAAAAAGGTCCTGCATTT